TAAAAGTATCTTTTGTTGTTGGGTATCTGCTTTACTTTCAGATAGGGCTGAGGGGGGGTTATTTACCACCCCCCGGGGGTTTTTTATTTATTAAATTCACAATGCCATTCACCTTGATATTTCATTAGGTATTGGCATTCACTACAACATGTATCACATACACGCTTCTTTTCTTTGTGACATACAATTGCACAATGTATTGGTTTTCCACATATTGGGCATTCCATATTAGTTAATTGGTTGTACCAGTTATCCATCTTGCCACTCCCGTTTTAGTTGTGCTTCGACTAGTCGGCACTGTAGTTTGAATACATTAATTGCTTCTTGAGCATTTAAATAAAGCACCTTAGCTGTATCTCTTCTTAACCTAAGCTCAGCAATATATTCATCTCCCTGTGCAAGATCACGTATCAACGTGACTGCAACTTTTTCCAATCTGGCCGAGGCTATAAATTTAGCCTTGGCCTTTTTATAAGCATACTCAGCATTTGCCAAATCAATCCCTCTATCTTTAGCTAAACGCAATGCTTTATTCAGTTCTAATTGTTTATCTTGTAAATAACTATATAAATCTGCACCATTCATCATTTTGATTGTTTACTAAGTTCTACTTCTTCAACTAATTGATTTACGAGTGCTTCAAGTTTACTAATTCTGCTTTGTGCATCCTTAGCCTCTTGAATGTAGTCACTACCTTTACCAGTTTTAAACGCTATGTTCAATGTGTATTGATTTTCACTGCCTAATGTCATACCAGCACCAATCATTACACGTTCATTAGGACGATAGAACGCTCCCAAGGCTACCGCATTAGCGTTGCGGTAGTGTCCATAAGACACCGCATAAGATGCTTTGTCATTGCGGTTAAAGTCTAATGGATGTAAACCGCTTAATGCTGCAGAACTAGCTCCTAATTTATTTAGACGTGCATTTGTTTGATTGATTTGAGCCATACCTACTTGGTTTTGCGCTTTTAATTGACGCATGTTAACCGCATCAGTATCTGCTACACCGTCCGCTACATCGTGTAGTTGTTGGCCACCTGCAGTAATGTTTTGAGTTGTGAACTCAATATGCTTACCATTACTGTCGGCAGTTATGCCGTTCATTGTGTAGCTTGCAGTATCTAATGTATTTGTATTTTCTAATTTCAAACCATCATGAGTTACAGCTGCGTTTGTATCACCATTAAAGAAATGAGCCTTTTCTTTATTTACAACACTACGAACAGTATCTACATTTGTTCCAAAGTTAACAGAGTTCATGTCATGTAAATCTTTGTTTACATTCACGGAAAATTCCATGCCACCGTTTAGGTTGGTTGTTTGAGATACTGTTGTATTATTACCGTCACCTACTGTAGTGAAATTCAATGAGTTAATGACTGCATTTAATTGGCTACCATTCACCGCATCAGTAGATGTGGAATCAATTCTCCCTGCAGCTACATTTGTAATAGTGCGTTTATAATTCATTACACCGCTCATACCTGCTTTATTTGTAGTACCAACAGAAACAGTACTATCAGCTACACCACCGGCGAAGTCGAATTTCTTGCCATTGATGTAAATATGATCTGTGCTAACAGCAGTATCAGTAGTAGAATTTGTGCCTAATGCTACTGCATTAGGTGTGTCAGCTAATGTATTATTGCCAATCGCTAAAGCGTCGATAGCTCCGGATTGTGCATGAGTACCTACGGCAATAGCGCCTTGGCCTTTAGTCTTAGAGTTGGAACCAAAGATAAGTTGCTCTTTAGAGTTGTCGAGCACTTGGTTGTTGTAACCAACCACAACGCCGTGACCGCTGTCCACGGCTCCATTGTTGGAGCCAATAACTGTGGCATTCTCTGCATTGACCGTGTTAGTCCGGCCAATGACTACAGTGGACTCGCCGTTTGCGTAGGCACCATTTCCGATGGCAATAGTGTCATATGCTGTTGTTCTAGCCTGTGAACCAATCGCTACCGTGTACTCTGTGAGAGCTTCGGCATGCGACCCGTAAGCGAAGCTGTTCCGCCCCATCGCTTTGGAGTCATTCCCGCCAGCGAAAGAGTTGGTGCCGTTAGCCACGTTATTCTCACCGAAAGCTACGGCATTATTTCCGCCTACGGTATTTTGATAGCCGACAACGCCAATGCTTTTAGCGCCGTTAGTAACTACGTTGTCTGTGCCACCGATGAAATTGTTATCGGCTGCAAATACGTTTACTGTCAAAGATGCGATTGTTGCTGTCATCAATAATGTCTTATTCATTGTGTTTATCTCCTATATTTTGTACAATACAGGTAGAGTATTTTGCAGATTACTCTACCAAGTCCGCTATGGTTTCCTACGCCATTTCTTAGCGGACTTTTCTTTTTTCATAAAACTTTACTTCTCTGTACCAATAATTACTGAGAATTAATAATGTGAATCCTAATAGAATTTGAAGTGTTGCTGTATAGAAATCTATTCTGTCAATTTCTATAGAACCGATAGTTCCAGCTATCATGAAAAATGCAACTACTCTCAACGCCCATACTAGCTTAATCATGCTTATATCCTTTCCATACTCTGTACAACTCACTAATATCTTTATCTTCCAACTCATCTACTAATTCATTAGCTAATTTGTCGGCCTCACGATGTGCAATTTCATTGCCGTATTCGTAAGAGTTTGTTGCATCTGGACATTGGTATCTTGTGTAATACTCGTTGTCATATTCTGCTTTATAAATTTCATCAAGCAGTCTTTTATGAAGAGCATCGGCTACAGGTCTATAAGCACCGCTATCCCACTTAATCGCATTTCCTATGAATGTACGAGCAGATTTTAGAATCTCATCTGTCAATACTTCACATTCTGTTATGTCGGCTACGTGCGATTTAGCCATTCGTAAGAATTCTCCGTATATGTTCATTTGTACCCTTTCTATTCCCCAATTCGTGCCTGGCACCGTTTGGCTAGCCAAGCATTAAACGATTCAACATGAATAAGGCGCTTGCCTCCACGCTTACCAATTCTCATTGACGGGAAGTCAAAGTCCTCTGCCCATTGGCGAATAACTGTTTCCGGTACACTGGCAAGCTTTGCGGCTTCGGCTACCGTGATACACATCTTATTCATAGTTACCTCCTTTTTTAATTGTCGCATACTATGCGACTACATTGGTAAAAAAAATATCATTAATATCTTCATACGTTAATGATAGCGCTTTAGAAATTTTCTCTACATCTTTTACGGTGAAATTCTCTCCAGATTTATTGAGTTTTCTGTAAACGGTAGATTTATCAACACCAATGATATTAGCTAGTTCAATAATAGAAATATCATTTTCCACTAACTTAGCTTTCAATTTTCTAATGTTTACCATTTCTATCCCCCTTTTATTGCTAGTCGCTTATATGCGACTTTCTTTAACTAGATATTACCCTATTGAAAATTGCATGTCAACAACTTATTTCGCATTTTATGCGATTTTATGCTTTGTTTAAAAATATTTGTTGCATTTTTGCGAATTGTATTGTATTATGTAATCAAATAGAAAGTGAGGTTTTCATATGAGAATCGGAGAACGTATTAAACAACGTAGATTAGAGCTAGGCTATACTGCAGATGCATTAGCTAAATTATTAAATAAAAATAGAGCTACTATATATAGATATGAAAATGGTGATATTGAAAATATGCCAATCGATGTACTTGAACCTTTAGCTAAAGCATTGAATACTACACCAGCATATCTAATGGGTTGGCAAGAACCGCATCAACCAAATGAATCTATTATATCCGACCAAACTGAAGGTTATTATGTGGACCCTGAAGCGGCCGAATTTGCTGAGTACCTTCGCACACGTCCAGGTGCTCGTATGCTTTTTTCTGCTGCAAAAGATATTTCTAAAGAGGATATGGAGAAAGCAGTTGAATATATAGAACTGCTAAAACTAAAACATAAGTAAATACACAAGGGAGAGTGTTATCGTTGGTTGTAAATTTGATTTACTGCGACTTACCACATGCCAATGCTGTGTCAGAGGAATGTGAAGATGTAGATACTCATAACATCTACATAAACAAAAACCTCCCTCATGATCGCATGAGAGAGGAAATTAAACATGAATTAATGCATATTATTAACGATGATTTTTATGTTGATCATCACGTTAATTTAGTCGAGCGTATGGTTAGGATATCTCAAATCGAAGATAGTGACCTTAACGAAATCGACTTTTATCATCACATTATTTAACTATATAACTAGGGAGATGTTATTATGTTAAAGCTTTTAAAACGTTTATTTAGTTGTTTTACTAAACAATCTGCTAATACCACAGATACTCTTGAATTATCTTTCGAAGTAAATTCTAATTTTAATCACTCACCTATTTCTAACCATAGTCATGAACTATCTACCGATGAGTATTGGAATCATTGGTTAGCTTCTAACAACAATTCTTTTCAACGTAGAATTGAACGTGCTACATGGATTTCTTCTCAATCAATAAAAAAGAATGACGGCGTTTGTTATATATTTGGTACTCAACCTCAACCATATATAGTAACCTTATCTAGTTGTACCTGTTCTGACTTTCAAAATCGTCAAAATGCAAATTTCGATTATCCATGTAAACATATGTGTAGATTAGCTATTGAAAATGGAATTATTTCTGCACATATTCATACAGATACTGAAATAGAAGAAAAAGCTATTCAAGATGCAAGGGAAGCAGAAGAACTTGCTGAACTTAATCGTTTACATGAAATAGAGCTAGATAAGTTTAGATTATCTGAATCTGATATAACTAGTATTTTATCTATCATTGATGAACCTGAATTACCAAGCCCAATGTTTAATGGTAATGCTGATTACTTCAGCTCAACTAGTTATGATAATAAAGAATTAAACTATATTGATAAATCTGATGAATTAATAGATAAGCTATCCGATCAACACGCTATTAATAAGATTGTTACTATAGTATCTCAAATACAAAATCATCTTGTTCAATTTAAAGAATTCCTCTATTCAAAAGGTGCCTGTGGTGTTGATGAATATAATTCTATGCATAGCAGTGACTTTGATGATGCTCGAGACCAAATTCAATCATTCTTATTAAATGACTACCCTGATAATGCCTATGATTATAATGAAGATCAAAAAGCAATTGTAGAAGAGAAAAATAGAGTGAAACAAGAACGTATTGATAAAAAATCTATACTATCAGCAATTTCTCACGAACCAATTGCACAAGCTAGTTTTATTAAATCACTATTTCCTAATAACACATCATATGGTAAACGTTTATGTAATTCTTTAATAAAGGAAGGTAAGTTACAACAAGTAAAACAAGGTAATCGATACTATATTAATAAAGTGTAAAAGTCATATTATTCGTGATAACCTTTATGTAGATCATCACGTTTTCAACAAGGAGGTAAAAACAGTAATGCCTACTGAAACTACAAAAGTAGAAGAATTTCAATCTGGTTATTTCCAAAACATGGGAGATTTTAAATCATTTATTCCATCCCTTATTAATAAAGAATGGGTTTGGATGAGTCCTAAAATCAATGTACTATTAGCAAAGGCAAACCAAGAATTAGGAAAATTAGAAATGTATTCTCAACGTATTCCTAATGTAGACCTTTATATTCAAATGCATATTTCAATTGAAGCTAATAAGTCTAGTAAAATTGAAGGCACAAAAACTACTATTGAAGAAGATTTTATTGATATTGAAGATCTTGTTCCAGAAAAACGTGATGATCAACAAGAAGTAAAAAATTATATTATTGCTATGAATCATGGTATTAATAGAATCATACATGATCAGTTTCCAATTTCTACTAGGCTTATAAAAGAAATACATGAAAAGTTATTATTTGGAGTGCGTGGCGAACGGAAAACACCTGGGCTCTATCGAACTACTCAAAATTGGATTGGAGGTAGTAAGCCCTCAGATGCTCGATTTGTTCCTCCTCCTGCAAATGAATTAAATACATTGTTAGGAGATTTAGAAAACTTTATCCACAATGAAAATATATTTGTTCCTCATTTAATCAAAATAGCTATCCTCCATTATCAATTTGAAACTATTCATCCATTTTTAGATGGAAATGGTCGTGTTGGTAGATTAATAATTCCATTATATCTATTGAGTAACGAATTACTTTCAAAACCTTGTTTTTATATTTCTAATTACCTAGAAAAAAATCGCACTCAATATTATGAGGCACTCGATAGAGTGCGGCACTTTAATGACTTATCTGGCTGGTTAGTATTTTTCTTAGAAGCAGTTATTGAGACTGCTAAAGCTGGTCGTGAAAAATTTGAACAAGTACTTGAATTAGTAGATAAACACAATGAACAACTAACTAAATTAAGTGGTAACAAAGAAAACCTAAGAGCTCTATTTAAGGCATTTTACGCTACGCCAATCTTAACTATAACTAAAGCTTCAGAACTAATCGGTGTTTCCTATAATACTGCGCGGAATCTTATCAATACATTAGTTGATGCTGGCATATTAGATGACTTTAATCTTCCTGGAAGTAGTCATAATCACTATGTGATGTCAGAGTATATGCTAATATTTATGTAAAGTTGAGTTATCCACATAATATATTTAAAATAAACTCCTTTTTTTGAGTTATCCACTCCATTCAACTCAATTTTTTTCCTTTTTTTGAGTTATCCACAGACTTAAACGCAAAAAATCTTATGTTTTTGAGTTTAATGTATTTAATTAAATACGCCTAAAAAAAATAAGCCCTCACCGCAGTGAGGGCCATTAAAAACTACATACCTTAGAGGTACTTCATTTTTACTCCAATAACATTATACCATAAAACCTCTAAGGCTTATTAACTATGCCAAGGAGGTTATTTTTATGGCTAAAAAACGAACCGATGGTCGCTACCAAGTATCTAAAATGATAAATGGTAAGCGTAAATACTTTTATGGTACTACTAAAAAAGCAGCTATAGAAGCTATGGAGAAATACATAAATACTAATCAATCATGTGCTAATTTCGACGATACTATTTCATTAAACACATGGATTAATATATGGTTGAATCTAAAGGAAAAGAGTATAACCCCTGCCACATATCAAAGCTATACAGGAATTATCAATCGCTATATCAGGGATAAAATCGGCGGCGTGAAGTTAGCCGAAATTAAACCTAATACATTACGTTATGTCTTTGAATCAATGGATGGATTATCATCAAGGACTATATCCTACACCATGACAATTCTAGGATCCATATTAGAGCAGGCGGTAAAAGATGATATTATTCCTAAAAACTATATGAAAAACATAGACCGACCAAAACAGGTTAAGGTTCGACATATGGTGACGTTATCTGCAGATGAAGTTAAAGACTTTTTATCGAATATATCGAACACAGAACATCATGCACTCTTTAAATTAGCATTTGCAACAGGTATGCGTCGGTCTGAATTATTAGGCTTACGATGGTCTGATATCGATTTTAAGAAATCAACTATATCCATTTCACAAACAGCACTCAAAATCGGATCTACTGCAGTTATATCTAATACAACTAAGACTACATCTTCAAAACGAATAATTGCCATTGATACGGAAACGCTCCAGGAGCTTATGAAGCATAAAACGGTCATAGACAAGCGTAGAATTAAAACCATGAACTGGATTAATAATAACCTTGTATTCCCTGGTATAAAGGGTGCTCCTCGCTGTCCTGATGAGGTCAGCAAACTATGTAAGAAATACGCCAGTTTAATCGGTAAGCCCTCTTTTACTATGCATGGTACTAGACATACCCATGCCACCCTTCTCATTGAAAATGGGGCCAATATGAAAGCCATACAGGAACGTCTAGGACATGCTTCATTCCAAGAAACGATGGATACCTACTCACATGTGACACCTAAAATGGAAGATGACATCGTAAAACGTATTTCTAAAATATTCTGATGTCAAAATGATGTCAAACCACGCAAGACTTTATGATGTCAAACAAAAATAAGGGCTTACAGAATCACCTGTAAGCCCTTATTTAATCAGCTTGGTGCGGTTGGAGGGACTTGAACCCTCACGAGCGTACGCTCACCACCCCCTCAAGATGGCGTGTCTGCCATTCCACCACAACCGCGTGGAATACAAAAATGGTGCCTCAGGACAGAATCGAACTGTCGACACACGGATTTTCAGTCCGTTGCTCTACCGACTGAGCTACCGAGGCATGTTTTTTGTAAAAAAAAATGGCGACCCC